AGACATCATGTCGGCGCCTTCCCGCGCCTTGAAGACGAGCTCTGCTCGTGGGTGCAAGGGGACGACAGCCCCAATCGCCTGGATGCGCTGGTCTGGGCGCTGACCGAGCTCATGGTCGGATCGGATGATGTTCAAGTTCGGTGGCTAGGATGACCGGGCGCGTGCTGCCCGCCATGCTCAGGAGTGTCTAATGGCCTGGTATGACGTGTTCCGCACGACCCGCACGCGCACCTCGTTGGTGACTGACGAGAAGGCACGTATGCCGGATGTGCCACTGCTGCCGATCCCTGACGGCTATGCACGCCGCTCGTGGTCTGACATCAGCTTTGACAACCTGGACCGCGAAGCCTACCGCACTAACGCGGCGGTGTTTCAGTGCATCTCGACGCTGGCCTTTGGCTACAACGAGCCGCCGCCCGAAGTGATTGATGCCAACGACGAGCCGCAGCCGGACCATGCGCTCATGGCGCTGCTCAATGCGCCCAATCCGCTGATGAGTCATGCTGAGTTGCAGATCTATATCGCTATCTACAAGGCCGTGGGCGGCCAGTGCTACCTGCATAAGGTTCGCAACAGCCAGGGACAGGTGATCCAGCTCTGGCCCTACCACATCGGCCTGATGCGTCCCGTCCCCAGCCGCACCGCATGGATCAGCGAGTATGAGTACATGCCGGACGGCGTGTCCACCGCAGCCTATGACCGCATCCGCATCCCCGCCAGTGAGGTCATTCATCTCAAGTGGCCCTCGATCGACCTGGGGCAGCCGTGGCTGGCGTTGCCACCCTTACAGGCCGTGGCGCGTGAGGTTGACAGCGACTCAGAGATGACGCGCTATATCTACGCGGTCCTGATGAATGATGCCGTCGTTCGCACCCTTATCACCATCCCGAAGGAAAGTAGCCCGCTCAATGAGACGAGCTACAACCGCCTCGTCGCGCAGTTTGCCATGCGGCATGGCGGTAGCAATCGTGGCGGTGTAGGTGTCGTTGAGGGCGGCGCTACGATTGCACGCATGGCGCTCAACCTGGAAGAGCTGGCGATTGAGGCCTTGCGCCGTATCCCAGAAGCGCGTATCTCGGGTGCGTTCCGGGTGCCGGCGATCCTGGCAGGGCTCTACACCGGCATTGAGCACATGACCTATAGCAACTACGAGGAAGCGATCCGCCAGATGACGCGCGGCACCTATGTGCCCATGTGGAAGTCGGATGGTGTCGAGCTGACCCAGGGACTTGTCGCCGACTTCGGTGGCGGTGTCACGGTGCGCTATAACCTGAACAAGGTGGCTGCGCTGCAAGAGGCTGAGACTGAGAAGTGGGGACGCGCGATCAATGGCTATGACAAGACGCTGCTCACCAAGAACGAGGCCCGCGCCTATATCGGCTATGGCAATGTCAAGGATCTGCCGAGTGACGACCCGCATGGTGACGTGTTCAAGACTGCACCGGCGCCGATGCTACCAGGCCAGCCCGTGATTGATGTGCAGCCTATCCCGCCGAAGCTGCTCACGGACCAGGCAGCCAAGGCGCTGTACACGATGGCCGTCAAGGAGATGAAAGCGCAGAGCACCGAGCCGCTTATCAAGCGGTATGAGAAGGTTGTCAAAGAGTACCTTGACGGGCAGTTCGCGGACTGGGCGGCAGCAGGAGGGGACAGCGGTGCCGATTGATCGCAATGGCGACCAGATTGTGGCACTCACGCGGCCGTTCCATATCCAGTTGCTCAGGCTGGCGCATCAGGATGCGAACGCTGTGCTCGGCATTGACGCTGCCTTTGATTTAGAGAGCCGCGAGGTACAGCAAACACTCAAGATGCTTGCTACCAAGGTCCGCAGCGTGGCAGACACCACCCGCGACGATATCCGGCGCCTGACCGGGCAGGGTGCCGAGGAAGGGTGGGGCCCCGCACGCCTGGCAGACGAGATCGCTAAGCTGGGTGAGATTGCCAGTGCGAGCAGGGCAATGGTCATAAGTCGCACTGAGGCAGCCAACGGCTACAACCATGGGGCCATCCTGCGCTATGAAGAGAGTGGACAGGTAAGCGGTGTGGAGGTGCTCGACGGCACCAATGACGAGATCTGCGCGGCAGCCAATGGGCAGGTATGGACACTCGAAGAGGCACGCGCCAATCCGATCGGGCACCCCAACTGCGTGCGAGCATTCGCGCCCAGGCTGAAGGCATGATGCCGACTGAGACAATCGTGCTCAAGTGCTCCTGCTGTGATCTGCCGTTCGCCACGATCCAGCGCGGGGTGCTGGTCATTGTGTCGAGACACCACGGGGATAAGCATATCAATGTGTTATCGCTGGCGGACCTCTTGCAGCAGATCCAAGCGTTATGCAGCATTGACGTAGCCGAAGCGGTAGGGTAAAGTTATGTCTATGATCGATCCGACATATCAGCGACAGGCGGATGAGCTACAAGCGGCACTTGCACGCCTGGCGCCTAATATTCAGTTTTGTGTTGATCCAATAGACGAACAGGTGCTGGAAGGATCGGAACTGCCGCATTATCACGATATGGTCTGCGTCGTGCGTGCTACGGCTGGCGATCGAGCGTATATGCTGCCGGTCAGCCGTCCGATGCTTGAGCGTGAAGGTCCGGCTATGGTCGCCAGGATGGTTGTACCAGAGATACGACACGAACTGACAAAGTAACCTTAGACAACCGAACATTGCGCCCCTGAGCGCCAACCGATACGCCCGTGAGTGTTTGAACTCTCACGGGTTTTTTGTTTGCGCGGGGGACGAGCGATGTACGAAACCAAAGAACTACCGCAGTTCACAAAGTCGATTACCGACCGGACGGTGACGGGCATCTTTGCCGTTCATGGGAACGTGGACGAGGGCAATGATCGCAGCTGGCCGGGCTCGTTCGCCGCTATCACCCACGACGGCCGCAACCGCGCGAAGTTCCTCTGGATGCATGACAGTTTCCAGCCGCCTATAGCGAAGATCGATAGCATCCGCGAAGTGCTACGGGACGAGCTGCCGCCCGCTGTCATGGCCTACGCGCCCAACGCATCCGGCGGCGTCGAAGTGACCCGGACCTATAACACCTCATCTTTAGGCGAGTGGGTGCTGTCCACGATCAAGGACGGCAGCACGAACGAGATGTCCTATGCCTACGAGGTAACAAAGAGCGATTTTGAAGAGATCGACGGCCAGCAGATCCGCAACATCCGCGCCGTCACGCTCTACGACATATCCGACGTGAACTGGGGCATGAACCCGGCCACCATCGGTGCCAAGGTGGGCCAGCCTGCCGGCCTGCCGCTTGACCTTCACTCCGCAACGGTGCTTGCTGCCGTCGACGAGTTATCCACCCGGCTCCGCGGCTTGCGCGACCTGCGCGCCAAAGAGGGCCGGACCTTTAGCGCCGCCAATGTCAGTCGCCTGCAGAGCCTGCACGACGCGCTTGCCGCAGCCGTGGCAGACCTCAAGACGTTGCTTGACAGTACCGCGCCGAAGACCTCGGACGACATTCACACCCTGCGCGCTGCCTCGCGCCAGTTGCGGGCAGCCGCACTCGATTTGGGGATCAGGCTATGAACATTGCAGCACTGAGGACCGAGTACACCAAACTGATCGCGGACGATGCCGACTTCTGGAAGGCAGCCGATACCACGCCCGACAGTGAGATCACGGCAGACCAGAAGCAGGCAGTGAAGGACCGCAACAAGCGCATCGAAGAGATCGAGCATCAGTTGAGTGATGCGCTTGAGCTCGAAGGCATCCGCAGCAAGAACACCGAGCGGCGTCGCACGGCAGAAACACCCGTCACCGACCTGCCAACACCGAACACGGGTGAGGCAAAGGACCGAGCAGCGCCGGCCATGTCGCTGGGTGAACAGTTCATCAACGATCCCCAGTTCAAACAATGGTTCAAAGAGATCGCCCCGCAAGGCCGTGTTGCCGAGCGGCAGCGAATCCAGAGCCCGCCCGTCCAGCTCAAGACGCTGCTCACCGGACTCTCGTCCACGTCAGGCGGTGCGCTCGTTGTCAACCAGCGACTCGCCACACTGGACATGGGGACGTTCATGCGCCCCTTGACCATCCGCGATATTGTGACCACCGGCACTACGAACTCGGACACGGTTGAGTATGTCCGCATGGGCGCCACAACCAACGCCGCCGCACCCGTGGCAGAAGCAACCGCCACAGCCGGCGCGTCCGGCGCCAAGCCTGAAAGCGCGATGGCGCTCGCGGTTGTGACGGAGACCGTCAAGACCATTGCACACTGGATTCCGGCAACCCGCCGCGCCCTTGCGGATGCCGGCCAGCTTCGCACGCTGATCGATAGCTTTCTCCGCTATGGACTGGAAGAAGAGCTCGAAGACCAGATGTTGACCGGCGACGCGACGGGCGAGAACTTCGATGGTATCTTGCATGTCGCCGGTACCACCGCCCAGGCATGGAGCACGGACATTCTGACGACGCTCCGCAAAGCCCGCACCAAGGTCACGTTGACCGGGCGCGCAACACCTACAGCGTACGCGCTCAATCCGCTCGACTGGGAAACGATCGACCTGTTGCAGGACAACGAGGCACGCTATTACTTTGGCGGGCCGTCCGTCCTGGGCAACCCGCGTATGTGGGGACTGCCGGTGGTTGAGTCTGAAGGTGTAA